AAATAGCCGAATATCTCGCGCAGGAAACAAAGAATGGAGATAAGGTAATAGGCGTACTCGCGTCTTATGACGGAAATAGAGGAAACCTAGAAGCAATCACAGAAGAACTAGATAATATAGGAGTAATGTACCATAACCCTTACAGCGAGGATTACAAGTGGCGACAGTTTGACACTAGGACGCTACGGAGAATTAAGGCGTTTCTTAAGCGACCGTGGACAATCGAGAACGTACTAGATTGGGCAGAGTTAGTAGGTACTAGCTTAGTGTTTAATCATGGTGTACTAGGTAAGCTAGAGGCTAAGTACAAGTTAAGGACAGTGGTAACCGAGGAAATAGCCACCTACGCATTTAAGGAAGGCGCGGAGGTACTTAACGCGGATTTATCATGGATACAAGGGAAGCAAGGAAAGAGCAGTAGCGGCACTAAGTCACTAGGCGCAGCAAAGAACATTATTAAGCGGTACGGAGGGATGGTAGAAGCACTAGACGCAGAGCCATGTATCATCGTAGGAACCGTACACAGTGTTAAAGGAGGAGAGATGGATAGCGTACTAGTATTCCCTGATATATCGTACATGAGGAAAGCCGAAGGCGGCAGCGTATCGGACGATGAAGTCCACAGGCTAATGTACGTCGCGGTAACCAGAGCACGAAAGGAGGTACTACTAGCTAAGCCAATGGGTAGGAGCCTAAGAGACAGGTTGTATTATGACTGGTAATAAATCTACGAAAACGCCGCGAGCACACGTTACTAAGCTAGTAGAATACTACCGTACGCTATATAGCGAACTTCCAACACTACCGGATGAAACGGTAGGCCAGCTAATGAGGGATTATCAGCGGTGGCTATTATCCAATGAAACGGTATCGGATACTCTACCATCGGCCGCAAGGGAAATATAAGGCTTGTGCTACTGTTGGTAGTTTCACTATTGAATCAGTAGTGCAACACGGACAGGTACTATGCCCTACCTGTAATCAACTAGTGGAAGTAATAGAGGATGGCGTAATATGAGTTTGGTAGAAGTAGCGCGGAAATTAGGACTTGTAGAGATTCAGCGCGAACCCGGTACGCGAGTCTGCTACAGATGCCGAGAGCCAATCGAGAAAGGGGAACGCTACCGAGCCGTAGCCGTCCGGGGCGCGGGGAGATTTGCCCATACATACCAATGTACGAGGGAGCTAGAAGAATGGATACATGCGAAAGATGCGGTAGACCCGCAAGACGACTAAAGAACTATCTAGTAGGCGCGAGACTACTACGATACTGTACTACGTGCTATGTTTACGTTACTAGGCACTATAGGCCGATAGGCGCAAACGAGAGTAATAAGATAACTACAGAGAAAGAGGGAACCTACTACCAGTATGAACTTCCACAATAGCCCGTACTGCGTTTGCGGGTGTCCTAAGCGGTGGCACATGCGGCAGCAAATGGCCGGTACGTACTGTTACTGGTGCTGGTGCAAAGAGTACAGAAAGGCGCAATATGGCAAGCGAGCAAACAATACAGAAATCAGTACAGGCACTATTTACACAGCTACGAGCGGACGGGCTACCGATATGGTGGCTCAAGGTTAGCGGTAATCCATTCCAGAGGCGCGGGGTACCAGACCTAATAATAAACTTAGGAGGTAGATTCTACGCTATTGAGCTAAAGACAGAAACAGGGGTACTATCAAAGTCGCAAACATTCGAGATAAACGCTATAACGCTCGCACACGGAATAGTAGCAGTGTGTACTACTAAGGCTCAGGTTGCCGATTTCCTGATGGCCGTCTCTGCGACGCGGAACGGGGGAGGGTACCTAGCCCGCTGGCCGCGTGCCTTAGACCGTCTGTTGAGCGTTACAAAGGGTCTGGATGCACATATTGACCCTTGATGCTACCGTGCCCGCATGGGTATATTCAGCTTGTCCCTAACTGCCGGGGTTCTGGCGATGGTAGGCGCGGTACTGTACTGGCAGCACTCGCTAACCGAACCGGAACCCGTAGAACCAATAGCACTCGCACTACTGATAGACAGTAGCGAGATAATCAGTACAGCGCACAGACTCAGTACCGAGGTACACGCGCCTACGCCAGTTACACCAACAGCGACGCCTACGGCTACTCCGATACCGCCAACAGCTACGCCAGTACCGTTACCGACCGCTACGCCAGTGCCGCTACCGCAGCCAAATGTACAGGCAGCGACTTACCACGATGGTACATTACAAGATTGGCTGATAGCGGCAGGGTGGCCGGGGCCGTTACTACTCGAAGCAACAGCCGTAGCACTGTGCGAGAGCGGAGGAAGGCCAGACGCCTACAATCAAAGTAGCGGAGTATACGGACTATTCCAATTGTGGGGAGGATGGTTTACCTACTTCGGGTACGACTTAAACCAGTGGAGTAATCCGGTAGTAAACGCAGCAGTAGCCTATAACACTTACCAGTACGATATACAAAGGGGTCAAGCACCGTGGCAACAATGGCAGTGCAAGCCGTGGTAACGGAGGATTTATACGTATTCCTAGACACGCTACGCCTATACGCTAAGAGGCACGAAGTATGTACAGCGCATATTACTGTCAATGTGAGAGGTACAAAGAACAAGTACGAGGTACACGGTAACGAAGTAGCATGTACCTACTGTGCAGGATACAGAGAGTAGCGCAAGGAGCAGGGGCCGTGATAATCTCTGTAGGTGGAAGATATAGCATCATGTATGCTACTCATATGGGTGCTGGTATTTGTACTAGCGCCAGCAATGATACTCCTAATGATAATAGCACGAGTGCTATTCGGATGGTTTAGACCATGACAAGTAACAATGTAAAGTGTGATTGGGTAGTAAAGTACAGTGGATTTAGTACGGGCCATCCATGTCGGTATGCTCGCAGGTTTGTTCTAGTGTTGACACCTAAGAACGGTAGCGAGCCACAGTACGTTTGCAGGTATCACGTAGGCCAGATGATAACCGAGCTACATACGAGCAAACACCAAACGCAAGCAATCGTAGTAGGACTAGCTTGAATGTACGTAGGCTCGATAGGCCGCAATCCAATAGAGCCGCTAGGCGCGGTAGTCTTTGGTAACGAAACATGGCGGCTACTCGATATGAACGGTATGACGATGGGCTACGTAGTGAAATGGCCTACTATGTTTGCCTACTATCGAGCAGACCTAGACGCAGGGCACGAAAGAGGATGGGCATTAACGTATGAGGAGGCGGTAACAGCTTGCCGGGTTACATGGTTCAAAGATGTAGGTATGATATGAAGTACAAGTGTAAGAAGTGTAAGGTAGTGCGGGTACCGATGGTAGATATGCAGTGCTTAGACTGTACAGGTAAGAGCGTAGAGGAATGGGCCACCGCGCGAGCTAAGGCACCAAGGCCAAAGGGGGCTAGGCGTACCCATGCTTAGCGTGTTAGCCTACCGATGCCCTAGCCAAACCGGGCACCGGGCCGCTAGTCAGTGAGAGTGGCAAGCGGCCCAACACTCTAGGAGGAAATCTACAATGACTCAGCCAACTACAGAGGAAAACGAAGACCCTACCCGTAGGGAGGAACGGCAGGAGGAGCGAGCCGAGGAAGATTCGCCAGAGGCGGAAGGCGAGACAGGCTACGGAACCGGAGAAGGCGCAGTAGTGCCGGAGACCGAGGAAGAAGCCGAGGTAGGCGACGCAGAAGAAGCCGCAACGGACGACTAGTTAAAGGCAGCTAACGGGGGTAGGTGACTAAGCTGTAAGCCTACTCCCCTAGCTGTATATAAGGGGTAATACATATGCCTACTACTGCCGAAGAACGAGCGGAAATACAGAAACTAGAGTACAAGCCTAGCGGTAACAAGTCGCCACTAGGTAAGACTACAGACGATATACCGCACGCGGCAGAGTGGGAGTACGACAACCTAATGATAGCCGATATGAAAGTAAAGGGCTATACATGGGATGAAATAGCGCAGAAAGTCCACCTAGACCCGGATACCGTCTACAAAAAGTGGATGAGTATTAAGAGCCACTGGCGCAAGCGACGCCTAGCAATCGTAGACGAATATTTTGATATCGAGCTAAACAAGCTACAGGCGTTAGAGGATGAATACTGGCGCAGCTATCGAGCTAGTATAAATGTCATACACTACGAATTAAATAGCGAGGATGGTTTAGTACAGGCTAAAGAGGGCATACTAAACCCCGGAGACCCGCGCTACCTTGATGGCGTACTAAAGTGCATGGGTGACAGAGCAAAGCGACTAGGACTATACAAGACAGAAAAGGCAGTAGGCGAGCTAGCAGACACCGTGCGTACTGTGTTAGAACTTCCAACAGGGGAGGATAATGCACGAACTATTAGTGCCATTGCCGATGCAATCGAACACATACGCAGCACTGAAAACGCCAACTAATGATGAAGAACTATACGAGGCAGTACGACTACTAACAGGGGTTAAGATACCGAGGGTCAAGGTATGCCCCAACCATGTAGCGCCGTTTACAGCGTTTGCAGATTCGTTTTTTGCGAGACACAGTACAAGCGTATGGTACGCTAGTAGAGGTTTCGGCGGGAAGACGTACATGCTTGCGCTACTCGGATACGTAGAAGCTCTACTACTGGCAGCGCGAGTTAACATACTAGGCGGCAGCGGTAAGCAGAGCGAGAACGTTATCCAGTATCACGATAGCTGGTGGAGTTTGCCGCAGG